GTGACAAAGATCAAGGCAATTGGGGAGACCCGCCACTGGATGCCATTGATGACAAGTTGGTGCGAGAAACCATCAAACGAATGAGAGCTAAAACTGGTAACAGTGCAGCAACTCTCAATCGTACTATTTCTACTATTAAAAAAGTATTACACCTTTGTGCTCGTGACGGGTATTTAAAAACATTACCTGTCATTGACAAATTAAAAGTAGAGAAGAAACGTCCAACACCTCATTACAGAAAGGAACAAGTTGAGCGATTGATTCAACTTGCCCGTGAACGTGGTGATGATGCCATTGCACAAGCAATAGAAACATCAGCATATTCAGGGTTGAGGCAATCAGAACTGAGGCGATTAAAAGTATGGGACGTTGACTTTCACAAGAATGTATTTCTTGTTGGAGGTACACCAGAGTCACGTACAAAGGGTCGCAATTACAGGAAAGTACCTATTCACCCAAGGTTACTTCCAATCATGGAATATCGTGCTTCATCAGCACGTCCCATGGACGCTTACGTTTTCGATGAGTTCCGCAATCAGTGGCACTTATACAGGATGTGGGAACACGTCTACGAAAAGATCCAATGGGAGGATCGCACTGTTACAGATGCTCATTGTTGGAAGAGTTTACGTAACTCTTACATCACTTGGGCATTGTCACAAGGCACACCATTGATGACAGTACAAAAGTGGGCTGGTCACAGCTCTGTCACCGTTACAGAGAAGTACTACGACCACAACAGCGACCACGATCAGGCTGAAGCAGCCCGAATGTAGTGCGTCGAGAGGAGCGACAAATAGCCGATACCTCGGTTGTCAACGCTTCCAACTCACCCCCGGAGTAAGCTGAGAAACCAGTGGGGGCGTGGCGGAATCGGTAGACGCACGCGACTTAAAAAGGCGTGTTTCTACTGATCCACACGCGGATTGAATAAGGACAAATCATCCACAATCACTGCGCCGCAATACTATCCACTTGTGGATTGGGTGAAAACACGAATCTAGTGCGTCTAGTTGATCAACTATTACAAGTTATTACATGCCAACACCAGCCCAAATTGATGAACAAATCGCACTGGAAAGGCAGCAAATCAAGCAAGGTCTGGAGAAACTGCGCGACAACACCAGACGTTTACAAGACAAGGAGTACGCCTCTGCCTCGGTCTATGGCATCAGCTCCATTGATCAATTGCTTCCGCTGGTCATCGAACGAATCAAGGACACAAACAACCGGATTCACGAGGGCAAAACAGGTCAGGCATTTGCCGAAATCAGGCAATTCCTGGCAGACGTTGAGCCTGAGGTAGCTGCCGCCATCGGCTGCAAGGTGACCTTTGACAAGGTCTTTTCAAGCAAGCTCAAGGCAAACCAGCTTCAGAACGTCACCGACGCCATAGGCACAGCCATTGAGCAGGAGTGCATGATCCGCCACTACGAACGGAACGTGCCTGGACTGCTGCACACGCTGAAAAAGAACTACTGGCACCGTTCCATCGGCACACAACAGAAGGTAGTGGTCATCAGGACACTGATGAACCGTCACGACGTTGACCACTGGAAGGCTTGGGGCGTCAAAAACCGAATCAAGCTCGGTGGCTGGCTGTTGGACTGCATCAGTAGTGCAAGTAGATGGTTCGATCGAGAACTAAGACGTAAAGGGCGAAAGACCGAAACTTTCGTCATCCCTACACCTGAGTTTCTGGAAATCAGGGACGAGGTGATGGCGCAAGCGGAGCTATTCAGCCCGTTGGCATGGCCGATGTTGATCGAACCAAATCCTTGGACGAACGACAGGCAGGGCGGATACGTCTTAAACGAAGTGATGAAAGGTTATCCACTCGTTCGACGGGGCGATCCCTGCCTTATACAGGGAGAAAAAATCCTGGAGTTTGTCAATCAAATCCAGCGTGTTGCCTACACACTAAATCCATTTATTGTTGATGTCGCTAAGACACTTCAAGAACGTGGACATGTAGTAGGTAAGTTCGTCCCTGTCGTTGATTTACCACTGCCGAACAAGCCTTTAGACATAGACACTAATAAAGAGTCAGAGATGTCATACCGGCGAGCTGCAGCAGAGGTGATGAACCAAAACGCACAGCAGTTCAAGCGTTCATGTCGTACAAGAATGACAATGAATGCTGTTGCTGTCTTTGAAGACAAAGAGGAATTCTATATCCCGTGGTCATGCGATTACCGTGGACGTGTCTACCCGATACCGTCCTTTCTTACACCACAGGACACAGACTTTGGAAAAAGTTTGTTACTCTTCAAACAAAAGGCATTCATGACTCATGAAGCTGAAGATTGGCTTAGGTTTCAGGTAGCTACTACCAAAGGACTAGATAAATCAACGATGGAGGATCGTATCAACGATACACTCCACAATCATGAAGTCATAACAAGAATTGCTACTGATCCTATTGGTAACATTGGTGACTGGGAATGTGTTGACGAGCCGTGGCAATACCTAGCTGCTTGTCATCACTACTACCATACTTGCATCTTATGTGACTGGAACTACACAAACCTACCTGTTGCTGTAGACGCTACATGTAGTGGTCTTCAGATACTTGCAGGTTTGGCTAGAGATGCATCAACTGCACGTCTAGTTAATGTACTTCCAAGTGACAAACCACAAGATGCATATAAGGTCATTGCTGAAGTAGCAAAACCCAATGTTCCAGAATCTATCCGTCCACACATGGATAGAAAAACTACAAAAAGGACGGTTATGACCGTGCCTTACAACGCCAAACCTTTTTCAAATAGATCGTACATACGAGATGCATTGAGAGAAAAAGGCGTTGAAGTAGAGAAAGAGGTACTTACTGAAGTGGTCAACGCTGTACGCAGCGCAATGAATGAAGTAGTACCAGGACCGATGAGCGTAATGAAATGGATAGAGAAGGAAGTAGGTCTAGCAATCGATAGGGGTGCAGAAGAGATCAGATGGACAACACCATCTGGATTCAATGTCACCCAAAGGTTAATGAAGAAAGAAGTAGAGACTATTGAACTACAACTACTAGGTAGATGTCAGGTCAGAGTCGCTACAGAAGATGGAGACAAGGTAGATAAATCACACCATAAAAATGCAACTGCACCCAACCTAATACATTCACTCGATGCAAGCCTCCTCGCTCTATCTGCAACACGCTTCAACGCTCCGTTGGCCGTCATACACGACTCGGTTTTATGTCGTGCTACTGACATGTCTGTTCTTTCAACCATTGTTCGTGAGACATACATGCACTTATTTGCGGAACATGACTACCTGAAGTCATGGGCTGAACAGATCGGAGCTGAATCAGATCCACCTATTATCGGCACTCTTAATCCTGAGTCGGTAATTGAATCCACATATTTTTTCTGTTAATGACAAGAAACACCTACGTAACCGAACAACCTGTTGTCCTTGATGGATATCAGGCTGTCATGACACCTTCACAGCATGGCTTTTCTCTCCATGCAATCATCGATCAGACTTTGGTTGACCGTCTTGAAGAAGACCGTGTAGCAGCCCTGAAATGGGCAGAGTCGAAGTTAAAGAATCCAAAGCGCACTGTACTTAAGCCAGAGCCTTGGGAAGAGGTCAGTGATGGTAAATATAGGGTCAAGTTTGCTTGGAAAGAAGAACTCAAACCACCCATTGTTGACACAGAAGGTACACCAATCACTGAAATCCTGGATATCCGTAGTGGTTCCAAGGTCAAACTGGCCTTCTACCAAAAGCCATACATGTTCGGTGATGCTTACGGCACATCCCTCAAACTCAAGGCAGTGCAACTGGTTTCACTGAGTAGTGGAGCTGGTGTTGATATCGGTGACATGTCTACTGATGATGTGGCTGCCCTGTTTGGAACGACTCAAGGTTTCAAGCAGTCAGAGCCAAATGTCATTCCTGCTGATAACGATGACAGTGATGACGACTTTTGAGTACCGAGACTTTGACGAACTTTACGACGACTGGATAAATGGCTTTCCGCTCTGGTCTTGAAGAGCGGGTAGCTGACCTTCTAGTTGATCTGGGTGTCAAATACGAATATGAATCTACCAAGGTCGATTATGTTATATCTCATATCTATACTCCTGATTT